AAATGGCTAAAAACCAGCTGCAGGCACAAAAGAACGCCAACGATTTGGCCATCAAGCAAGAACAGAACGCAATCAAGCGCAATGAGGTAATGCTCAAAAACCAAGTGGATAAAGAGAAATTGTTGCTGACAAATAAAGAAATGGATCGGCAATTCGCGCTCAAAGAGGCAGAATTGGCCATAAAAGGCAGCACCAATGAAAATATTTCAACCGGATTAGTGGGAGCGCCTTAATGAGTAGTTATAAATTGCCTGACGGGCGTGAAGTGGACAGTTTGGCAGAATTTGAAAAATATATGAAATCTGCTAATATAACCGTAGCGAGTGATTATTCCGCTCAATGTATGCAGAATATTCGCTACAATTTGGAAAAGGCTGAAAAAGATGAGGCTTTTCTCAACTTCGTTCAAGCCTACAAAAAAATAGTTTGGAGTAAAAAATGTCGGAATTAAGAGACGAATTGGAACAGCAGCTTGCTTCGGTTGAAAAACAAAGCGAGACGCAAGAAGTGAATGGTGCAGAAGAACAGACGCCGTCAACACCTGCAGAAGTTGATGAGTTTCTGGACGCTCCGGCAGCATACGCGAAAGAATGGAAAGAAAAATTTAAAGAGCTGCCGCTTGACGCTCGGAAGCAGATCATCAACCGAGAAAAGCAGGTAGAAAAAGGTTTTTCTGATTTGGGCAATAAGTTGAACGGCTATAAATTTATTGATGACGCCTTTAACAGTCGCGCAGAGAGACTGAAAAAGATGGGAATTACATCGCCAAAGCAATATGCAAACTTTTTGGCGCTTCTTGATGACGGTCTTTTTTATAATCCTGCCGAAATTCAAAAGGAAATCGGGCAAATTTATGGCTGGGAAAACAATGTTGCGCCGCAAAACAATAATGCCGATGAATTAACGTATCGTGTTAATGCTCAGGAGCGACAATTGCAAAGATTAAATCAGATGTTTCAGGAATCCCTGATGCAACGTGAAATTGCAAGTTTTCTGTCGGCAAAAGATGCTGCAGGCAATCCAAAATATCCGTATTATAACGAAGTCCGTGAAAGAATGGGTGTTTTGATGGATAGCGGCGCGTGCAGATCACTTGATGAAGCATACAATCAATGTGTATGGTCGGATGAAAATGTCCGCAAAAAACTGATTGAGGCTCAAAACAAGGCTGATTTGGATGCAAGAGCTCAAGCAGCAGCAAAGGCAAAAGATGCCGGATTTACACCGCAGTCAAAAGCCGTTGCACCTGAAAAAGAATTAACACTGCGTGAGGCGTTGGCAAAAACGTATGATGAATTGGGTATTGAATAAAAGGAGTATTTAACATGACAAGTCCAAATTCTAATTATGATACGCTTCTGACGACTACGCTTGCGAATTTTTCGAGGGAGCTTAAAGACAACGTAACAAAGAACATCGCTTTGTTAAACCGCCTTGATAAAAAAGGCAAAATGAAGCCGTTTTCCGGTGGTACCAAAATTCTGGAAGAACTGGAATATGGTGAGGGTGATTTGGTTTGGTACAATGGATTTGATGCCATTAACTATTCACCAAAAGAATTGTTCACCGCTGCAGAATATCCGATGAAATTATGTGCAGTGCCGATTGCTATTTCCGGTGAAGAGCAGTTGATGAACAGCGGAAAAGAGCAAATTCTTGATTTGTTTGAAAAACGCTATAAGAACGGCATTAAGACCATGAAAAATAAACTTTCTGCCGCTTTGTATTCTGACGGTACCGGTTCATCCGGTAAAGAAATCGGTGGTTTGAAATTGCTTGTTGCTGATGATCCGACAACCGGCACAGTTGGCAACATCAATCGTGCAACCTCCGGCAATGCATTCTGGCGCAACCAGTCCAAAGTTATGGACACGGCATTGACTAAAGATACAATCCGCAAAGAAATGGATGCTCTTTATTTGAAATGCTGCCGCGGTGTTGATAAGCCGGATTTGATTGTGGCTGACAATGATATGTATTCATTGTATAATGAAAGCCTGTCTGATCTTCAACGTTTCACCAATCCGGATGTAGCAAATGCCGGCTTCGTATCGTTGAAATATAAAGGCGCTGACGTTATTTTTGACGGCGGCCAAGGCGGTGCTTGCCCTGAGGGCCACATGTATTTCTTGAACACTGATTATATTTATCTGCGCACCCATAAGGATCGCGATATGAAAGTAATCAATGGTGATAGAATGGCAGTCAATCAAGATGCTTTGTATCGTTTGGTTGGCTGGGCCGGAAACTTGACCACAAGTAATGCCAGCTTGCAAGGTGTTCTTGTCAATGCTGACACTGGCTCAAGCAGCTAGTATATTCGGGGCAGTGTATGACCTGCACTGCCCTTTTTTTAAAGGAAAGGATAATATAAAATGAATGAATATGGTATGTTTCAACAAACTTTTAACAACAATAGATGTTCGGAAAGCGGAGTTGTTGCCGAGTTTTATGACAAAGTGATAAAATCTGACGAAGTAAACGACAAAGGGCTGCCGGTGTTTAAGACACGGACCTATGTCAGAATAAGAACAAAAGACAATTCGGATGTATTTGACCAGCCGGCAGGGAACGAATATAAACAGCGCTTTGCCATTGAATATAACCGTTATATGATGGGTAAAAAAGAAATACAAACCGGAGGCACGCCGATCAATCAATTTGCTTTTTTGAGCGCAGAGCAGATTGAAGCGTGCAAGTTTTGCGGCGTTTACACTATTGAAAAATTGGTGGAAATGCCAGAAGACCAGATAAATATGCTCAACTTAAACAACGAATGTGAAGCAGCCAAGAAATTTTTGGCCATGAACAAAAACAACAAAATCATTGATGAATTTGAGAAAAAAGAAAAAGAGTATCTTGAAGAAATTGAAAGCTTAAAAGACGAAATTACAGATCTGAAAGAGCAGATTAAGGATTTGAGAGCGGCAAAAAAGGCAACAAAGACGACAAAAGAGGCTGATGGGGAGTAACATATCATTATATTTTGTTTTTTCATATTTTTTTCCTTGGCAGTGGTGGCAGATTTTTTCTGCCGCCATTGTTTTATGCCGTTTTTTGACAGCCGGAATGTTGCAGTGCTAAAATGCAAGCAGAAAATAATACTTTGGGAGGGTAAACAATGCCATACGATGGATCTGGGACTTTTACAATCATAAACAGTTTTGAACAGGACAGAATTAACAACATCTCTATTGATAGTGCTAAAATGGACGCCAATTTTAATGATGTGGCCGGTGGTTTGAGCAATGCTGTATTGCGTAGCGGTTCATCTGCTATGACCGGCGCTTTGAATATGGCAAGCCATAAAATCCAAAATGTGACAGATGGATCGGCAAACGGTGACGCCGTTAATAAAGGCCAGCTTGAAACGCTTTCAAGCGCCTGCGTTAAACTGAGCGGCAACCAAACAATTGCCGATACAAAGACATTTTCATCAAGTCCGGTCGTGCCGACAGTAGCAAATTCGGATAATTCAACGAAATCAGCGTCAACGGCTTATGTAAACAACAAATTTGTTGTGGTTAATTCTTTGCCGGCATCACCAAATGCAAACACATTTTATTTTGTAAAGGGTTAATTATGGTTGAAAAGTGTTATCACGGCTCAAATTTGATTAAAAGGATATATGCCGGTTCAAATAGAATAAAGCGTGTTTATCAGGGCTCAACTCTGGTGTGGAATTTGCACCCGTATGAGCCTAACACGGTTGTTTATGAAAGCTCAACCGGTGGCGCATCAACAACTTTGAGCTTGCCGGAGGGTTTATATCAGGTGATTTGTATTGGCGGCGGTGGCGGCGGTGCAGCGAGTTATAGATCAATGCAAGGTGGCGCTATTTCTGCCGGTGGCGGTTCGGGCTCCGGCTTTAATTGCGTTTTTAATTTGTCGGCAGGCAATTATGCGGTTGCGGTTGGCTCAGGTGGTGCAAGCCATGCGAAAAATGGCGGCATGAGTTATAGTAATCAAACCGGCGGAACCGGTGGAAATTCGAGATTTGGTTCATCGTATGCTTATGGCGGCGGCGGTGGAAGCGTTGAGAGTGACGGCGGAAAAACCGGAGGATCAGCAGGAAGTGCACCGACACTGACATACACAAGGACATCAACAACATTAAACACCGCTGGAAACAAAGGTAGTACAGCATCCGGAACGTATGACGCCACCGCATCAGGTGGTTCTGCCGTATATGGTTCACATGGAAAAGGCGGTTATGCCGGTGCGCATAAAGATTCCGCAAATGTGGAAGTTGCCGGAAATGCCGGATATGTAAAAGTCATTTATATTGACCAAGCTTAGGAGGTAGGAATGAAAACAATTCTTGAAATATGTCGTGAGGTGGCGGATTTGGCCGCCGTGCAAAGACCGACAGATTTATTTGCAAGTGAGGATTTAAATAGTCAGATTTGGCTCAGTGTGGCAAAATCGGAGCTTGAAAGTCTGTTGCGTTATGGTAATTGGCAGGAATTAACCAAAGAAGCCGAGTTTTGGACATCCTGCGGAAATTCAAACTATCCTATAAATGATTTTGTGCCGGATTTTTATTGTTTGCTGCCAAATACAATTTACATCAAAGACAATAGCGAAAGAGTTATCGGAGCAATAACGCCTGAGCAGTGGACACGCGAAAAAATGTTTAATTGTCCGAGCTTGGACATCAAATTTAAAATCCAAAATAATGTAATCCGGTTCTTAAATCCACCGCATTGCTATAAATTTATTTTTCAGTATCGCTCAAATGGTATTGTTTGGGATTATAATACTTTTACGGAAAAAAGCGCTTTAACTGCCAATGATGATGTGCCGATTTTTGATGAATATCTGGTGAAACTCGGTATTTTGTGGCGCTGGCTCAAGCGTACCGGCTTGGATTATACCGAAGAATACAATGAATATGAAAAAGAGTTGAAAAAGCGGTTCGGCGAAAGTTTGGCCACAAGAGACATCAATTTGGCCGGACCGGTGCTTGATGATTGCGCGGAGGTTGCAAATGTTATCGTCTATAAGAGCTGTCAATAGAGGCAATAGAAGTCATGATGTGATCATTCCTGCGCCGGTCGGAGGTTTGAATGCCCGTGATGCCATAAGTGCCATGGGCGCACAATATGCCATTAAAATGGATAATTATTTTCCGCTGGGTTCATCGGTTATGCTGCGCAATGGTTATGTTGTGCATAAAGCAATGAGCGGAAGCGCCGGCGGCGTCAGAACGTTGGTAGCCTATAAAAAGCCAAATTACAACCGGATGCTTGCAGTATATGAAACCAAGATTTATAATGCTTCAACATCTGCAGGCACGGCATACGCCGGAATTACACTGACAAATAATGAATGCCAGACAATACAATATAAAAATTATTTGTATTTTATGAATGGAGCGGACACGCCAAAAGCCTATTATATTGATGACAACGGCGATGAATATATTGCCGATTGGGGTTTCAGCGGTACCGGATTGACCGCAACACGCATCATTGCCGGAGCTGTCAGCAAAGAGCGCCTTTGGTTTGTTGAAAAAAATACCTTAAAAGTTTGGTACGGTGGAGCCGGCAACATTTCCGGCACCTTAAATTCGCTTGATTTGTCGCAAATATCAAAATTGGGCGGCGAATTGGTGGCGGTGGCAAACTGGACGCTTGACGGCGGTCAGGGTATTGATGATTTGACAATATTTATCACCTCTGAGGGTGAAGTTTTGATTTATTCCGGAAGCAATCCGAGCGATGCCTCTGATTGGACCTTAAAAGGAAGTTATCACATCGCTAAGCCGATCGGATACCGTTGCACCATGAAATATCAGGGCGATATCGTTGTGATCACTGAGGATGGATATATGCCATTGGCCAAAATGCTCAGCGTGAGCAATACCGGCGAAACAAGCAATATTTTCAGTGATACCATTCGCGAGCTGGTATCTGACAGAACAACGCAGTTTAAAAAGAAATTCGGCTGGCAAAGCATTATTTTCAGCAAAAAAGGCTTTGCTTTGTTCAATGTGCCGGTGGCGCAGCAATTTGAGCAGCATGTCATCAACATCAACACGGGCGCATGGTGCCGCTTTACCGGTTTGCGTGCCTTTTCTTGGTGTGTGTTTGAAGATGATCTTTATTTTGGCTCGGATGACACCATTTTCAAAATGGATGACGGTTATTCGGACAACGGCTCAGAGATTGAGGGCGCCATTGAACAGGCTTATACCAATTTGGGAACGCCGGCGCTGAAAAGAGTAAGTTTAATCAATCCGCGCTCGAAGTGTTCAACAAAATATCAATTGGTTATTTATACCAACACCGATTTTGTAAGCCGAAATGTTAATTATGTGACAAGTATCGGTTCGGTTGGCGGTAGTTTGTGGGGTGTGGCCAAATGGAGTAATTTGAGCGCCGAAGTTGATGCGAATTATAAATGGAGTAACAACTATGATGCTGTTTTGATCAATAGTCAATGGGTGGCAAACTCGGCTGTTGGTTCAAGCATCAGCATTGTATTTAAGACCAAAACAAGAGGAAACAGAATTGAGTGGTACGACACGCAAATGCGATATGACATCGGAAGTGGTATCTTATAGACCGGATGACACCGGCGGGGTGTTAAAGTGGGTTTGTGATGGACTGGGTGACGATGTGGCGGATTATGGCGCAAATTTGACAATTGGCGTGTGGCTTGGCAATATATTGATAGCAGGTATTATATTGAATGACTTGCGTAATAATTTAGATGTATGGTTGACGATTTATAGCACAAATAAACGGTGGTGCACGAAATCAGTCGTTAAATATGTGTTTAAAATTGTCTTTGAGTTAATGAATTGCAGACGGTGCAATGTCTTTATAAGCAAAGATAACCACGCGAGCCTCAGCCTATGCGAGCGGCTTGGGTTCAAAAAAGAGGGCTTACTTCGGCAATATAGAGAAAATGGCACAGATTGCTATGTTTTAGGAATGTTGAAGCAGGAGTGTAAATATCTATGAGTAAGAGTAAGAAACCAAAACAGGATACAACCCCATATAAGAACTATTCGGCCTATTTGAAGAGTGTTGACACTTCAAATGTTGATAATACATTGGGGAATTTGACAAGTTATGCATTAAACCAGAGCAAAAACTTGATGAACAATTCAAACTGGTATTTGCCGGAAGTCAATCCGGAAGATTGGACGCTGAGCGTTGAGGCGAGCGATGAAGCGCGTCAGAGAGCGGAAGAAGCGACATTCAATTCAGTTATGAATTATTTGCAGCCGCAATTTGAGCAAGAAAAGAGCGATTTGGAAACAAGCTTAATCAATAAAGGTTTGCCGGTTGGATCGGAAGCATATCAACGTGCAATGACTGATTATGAAAATGCTAAAAATCAGGCCATAAATCAGGCAGCATATCAGAGCGTTTTGAATGGCCAAAATGCCTATTCTCAATCTTTGAATGATGCAATTGCTGCCGGTAATTTTGGAAACAGCTCTTTGTCGGCAATTGAAAATGCTCAATTGGCATCAAATAATGCTCAGCAGGGATTGATGCAACAAATATTTAATGCTATGAGCGGCTCGCCGTCAAGCTACGAAAACCAACAAAACATCTTTTCGGTTGATGCCGGAAAGGCTGCCGTTGATTATCAAAATGCTTTGGCCAACGCAAAAGGCGGTTGGACCGGTGCTTTGACCGGTGCCATTCAGGGCGGAATTGCCGGAGCTATGACCGGAAATCCTTATGCCGCCGCAGCAGGCGCAGCAGCCGGCGGTTATAGCGGATATAACAGCAATCCTTATTCAAACAACGGCATCAATTATTCAAGTTGGGCTGATGTGTTGAGCAAATATAAGACTAACGGGAGTAAGTAAGATGTTAAACAAAGATTATGCAGGAACGAGCGCCCGTATTGGCTTTGGTGCATTGCAAAGGGCAGCAATTCCGCAAAATGGGAATAACTGGGGATTGATGCTGGCGCAGGGTATCAATGCGCTCAATGACAAAAAGGCCTATGATGCTGAGCAGGCAAAACTCGGCGCATATTCGGCAGCGTTAAAAGAAGCGCATCCGGAAGATGCCGCCAGAATTGATGCCATGGGTGCACTGGAAGCCGGTGCATATTATGACAATCTGGCCAAAGAACAGCAAAAACGGCAGTGGGAGCTTGAAGATATGGCTCGCAAAGAGCAGTTTGAGCGCTCAATGGCTATGTTAAGACATAAAAATGCCATAGCCACCGCGCAATATAAGGCCAATCAGGGCGGCAATCCGTTTGGCAGCAAAAATGAGTTTATCAATTTGCTTGGTATTAAAAACAATCCGGAAGTGTGGGACAATTTGCCGGATGAAGACAAGGCAATTGCATTGGCTCGGTTGAATTATTTGTCGCAAAATCCGGAAAACATTTACGAGAAATCGTATCAGGGCCAGCGCGGTAAAGAGGCGGCCAAGCAAGAAGCAACAGACCGGCAAAACGCTTTTGAAAATCAAAAACAACAGCAAACGCTTGATAATGCGATCAGCTTGGTTAATTCGTTGGATGACAATTTATTTATGCCATATACCGGTTTGTCATCCATGGTTGGCACCGTTTCAAGCGGCGAGTATGGCCTGACACCGGAAGAAAACGAGCAATACGGATATTTGGAGCGCACAATCGGCTCAATTGAGAATGATTTGATTGCAAAAGCACGTTCTAAAGGTCAGACCGGCATCAATACGATCGCAGAAATCAGACAGGCCGCCAAAGGTCTGCAGCTTGGCAAAGGCAAGCAACGCTTGCTCGGTGCACTTCAAGCAATGCAAAACATTGAAAACAAACTTGATGCAATGCCGACAGTAATGTCTGTAATGCCGCAAGGCGGTAACACACCGGTAAATAATGATCCGCTCGGTATTTTTTAGGAGGATGTGATGAATATAGCAGAAATTCGGCAAAAATATCCGCAATATGATAATATCAGCGATGAACAGCTGGCGCGTGGACTGCACAAAAAATATTATCCAACACTTGATTTTGATGATTTTGCTCAGCGAATTGGATATCAGGCACAAAATCCGGTTTTGAAGATGACACCGGAGCAAAAAGAGCAAGCAGCCAAAGCCGCAAAAGAGTGGCGCGAACAGGTAAAACCGACAACCGCCGGTGACAAAGTCGCGAATTGGATGGTAACGGATCCATTAGGAAGAGGTATCGGATTTATTGTCCAAGGAACAGCAAACGCCGGACTTAATCCATTTGGTCATGCAATGCGCTCCGCAGGTGTTGATACAAAACCACTTGGCGAGCCACAAACAGCAGGTGAAAGAATAAGTGAAAAAACAGGTGAATATGCAACAAATACCGCTCTTTTTTATGAAACTCTAAAAAATGCAGCTGCTGCCGGTATAGGCGGAAATGGCTTATGGGGTAACATCATCAAGTCTATGTCTGAGGGTGGTGCACCATTAAACGGAGCAAGCGCTTTAGGAAGTGCTATTGCCACAGGTGCGATAAATCCGAAAACATGGTGGGGGCAACTTTTGACTGATATGGGCGGCGGTGTATGGGGTGGCGGTGCTTTTACTAAGCTTACAACACCGAAGTTTAATATTGATAAGTCGGCACAAAATGCAATCAATCGCTTGCAAAAAATCGTTGATAAAAACAGCCTTAACGAAGCAATGACTGAGGCTGAGAGAACAGGACGCAGCGCTTTGGAAGTTGGCGATGATAGTATTTTACAAGCAGCACAGAGCGCACGGCAGCAAACACCGGAAGCGCGGCAGATTTTAACGAAATACATGAATAATGCGCTTGAGGCACAAAAGGCGCGTACACGCGGCGTTATTGATGAACAACTTGGAACACAAGGAAAAAGCTCAACAATTGCCGATGTGGCCAGAAGAGCTCAACAGCAATCTCAACCAATGTATAATGAATTGGAAAATATAGGTAATCTGGAGACCTATGAAATCAAGCAAAACCTTAATAAAATAAGGCCGGAAAGATACAGAGATTTTGAAGCAAAGACAGGTTTAACGCCTGACCAATATGAACAAATTGTCACGGAGCAAGCGCAACAAATTAAAACGCCTATTTTTCAAGGTGTGGAAAATTCAACAGTGGCAAATAAAGGTAATAAACACTTATATTTGACAGAACAAAACACAATATCACAGAAAGCTCCTTTTGTTCATACATTATCGGATACAATGAACAATCCAGATATGACATTTTCTAAACCTCAAACGCCGCTGCATAATGCCAGTGATTATATCGTGTCCATGCAAAAAAATATGCCAAAACCGGATAAGTACGGCGCGGATGTTGTGATTTTACAAGATGGAAGTGTTTATAATAAAATGCCGGTAAATAAAAACTATTTGGCGAACCAGTTAGGACAGCCAATTGATAACTTATCTATCAACGGCAACCTCCTTAACGATATGGGGATAAGTCCCTCGTTGGAAGGTAATTATAATATATCACGTTTAGGCACACTTGTCAAGGAAAATGATGTGATAGCTGATACAATTGCTAGGGTAAAGCGTTCTAATTCGTCATTAAAAAAACTGCCTGATACAGATTTTAGGGTGATAAATGAAGCTAGAAAGGCATTATCACAAGCCGGAATGAATAAAACTGAGCTTTCCGGTTATGAAGCACGGCAGGCTTTGAAAGAATTGGATCCAATTTTGGATGACATTGTGCCAAAATACGCCGAAGCACGAAAAATTTATGAAAATACACATAAATTTGAAGAAGCTGCGGAAATGGGCCGAGATGTGTTTAACAATAGAGTAAGCATTGATGAATTTATGCAAAAAATGTCAAAACTGACGCAAAACGAAAAGAAAGCGGTCTCAATTGGCATGCGCGATGAATTAACCAATCGCTTAGGTGCAGCTTATAATGAAAATGTAGCCAATAAGAAGTTTTTGACTGATAATGTTAAGCAAAAGGTTGTTGCCGCAGTTGGTGAAAAGCGTGGTAATATGATTATTGATGAGGCCGAACAGGCGTATAAACTCAATCAAAATGCCAATAAATTGTTTAGCGGATCACAAACAGCGGAAAAGACCGGTTTGCGTGATAAGTTACAAGGCTTTAGACGTTTTGTGCGTAATCCATGGGATACAACAGTTGATGCAGTTTCCGCACCGTTTGATAATAAACGCAACGTTCAAATAGCCGGCTCTCTTATCAACAGAGATTTGCCAAGCATCTATAATCAAATGAGATTGCATCAATACATCACAAATGCACTGCAAAAACCGAAAATTAACTGGTCACCTTATTTGATTGCAGTAGAGCAATTGGAAAAGTAATCAGTAATTTGACAACGGCTTGCTGATTATTTTATAAATAGAAATGTAATAAGGACAGGCCGCGTCTTTATTACACCGCACTGATGAGAGAGATGGATGGCTTTATTTCATCTCTCTCTTTTTTATTGACTTTGCTATTTGATAGTGTATAAAAAAATAGTCCGGTCTAGGACACCGGACAATTATCTCAACAAGAAAGGGGTTAAACCACATCTTTAACTCATTTCTGAGTTGAGGATAGCATATATTTAAATCTCTGTCAAGTGTTTTTAAATGTATGCGCGGTTTTTCCCCTTTCAATATTATGAAAGGTAAATAATAATGAGAATACGTATTATTCTGATTATTCGGAAAATCCGAATTTTCTTCTCTATAAAATGTAGATAAGAAAGGGAGCGATGAGCCTAGGCTTGTCGCTCTTTTTTTTGCCCGTTTTTTGACACGCGAATCCGTCATGGGATATACTTAAATCAGAAAAAAAATGGGAGTGTTCAAACAATGGATTGGTTGCAATTTTTACAAGCGATTTGCATTCCTGCTTTTGGGTGGCTTGTTTATAAAATCGGCTGCGTTGAGCGGGATATGTCATCATTCAAATTGAAAGTGGCAGAAGATGCCAAAAACTATGCCACAAATGAAGCGATTTTGCGCATGGAAAGCAAAATTGACGATTTGCGGGATTTAATAATTGATGAATTGAAAACCAAAAAAGGCGGGCGGAAATGACGGCGGTGGCTTGGGAAACAGCAAAGAAGTTGACGCTCAAAATCGAGGGTGAATTTCAAAACGATTATGACGATAAAGGCAATTGGACCGGTGGCGATGTTGGCAAAGGCCAATTAAAAGGCACAAAATACGGAATTTCGGCAGCGGCGTTTCCGTATGAGGATATTGAAAACCTGACGAAAGAACGTGCTGAGTATTTATTCAAAAAAATGTATTGGGATAAAAGCAAGTGCGATTTTTTACCGGATCCGCTCAGCATTGCTGTTTTTGATTATGCCATAAACAGCGGTGTGCCGCGGGCGATTAAGGATCTACAGCGCTGTTTATATGTTACGGTTGACGGGAAAATCGGCAATCAGACAATCGGCGCGGCCAACAGAATACCGGTTGCCAAAGTGCTTGAAAACTACATGAACAGACGGCTTGAATTTGTGATCTGGCTCTCAAGCAAGCCGCAATATCGAAAGTATAGGAATGGGTGGGTTGATAGGGTTGGAAAAATAAGAGAATTTTGTGAAAGGTTGGTATAATGGGAATATTTTTCAGTATATGGCGGCGGTTTTTTGGCGGTTATGACAGCAAGATTGATTTTTTAGAACAACGCGGCATTCAGATGATTTTCTGCATTGTGGCCGTGTTTTTATGGGAGTTTTATGCAAAATCTAAAGTTTGGTATATTGCGCTGATTATTGCGGTGCTCGTTTATATCTTTTGGTGCTGCGGTCATTGGTATTATTTCAAATGCGGCACCGAAAGCAACAAATATATTGACGATGAAATGGCCAAAGGCAGAAAGCCGGCAATGAATTGGATCGTTGCGCCGGTCAATAAATGGCTCGGATTTGCTGAGCGTTCAAGACAATACTGCTTTGTTGGCTTATTGATACGTTATTTTTTATGGTCTTTACCGGTGGCCGCGTTTGTCGGATGGAGTTTTGCCGCATGTGCATTCTGCATTCCGTTTATTTATAACGCGTGCTTCTGGGTTCAATTTCCGAAAATTAAGATGGCTGAAAGTCCGACAAATTGGGCGGAATTGTTGGCCGGATTGGTTATCGGATGGGGTTTAATGTAATTTTACGGAGGTAAATATGCAAATAGTTGAATTATATACATGGGTTACAGCGCACAAGGAAGACATTGCAGCCGTTTATGGATGCGCGGTCGCATTCTGCACTGCAGTCATCAAGCTTTTCCCATCGAATAAAAGTTCTTCATTCTGGGGAAAGATCGTCAAAGTGATGGATTATTTATCAACGGCTTATACTGATACAGACGCAGAAAAGCTAAAAAAAGCGAAATAATGGTAAAAAATCGGCGGATTATGTGATTTTTTCACATTTTCCGCTGATTTGTGATACTGATTCCGTCAAATAGCAATGACACAAATTTATTGCGTAATATCAACACATTATATTGATTCTGTTTAGATTAGGTAAAAAGGGATGACACACATACAACAGCGGTTTCCGTTTCCGGATTATCCGGCAAAAGAGCAAGAACGCGATGCAAGACGTGCTGAGCGGCTTAAATCGACAGAGGTTTATGTGATGCGCGTCAATGGTGACTGGGGTGCAGTAATGCCACGCAAGCGTCACAACGTCATTTTTAATGCCGATAAAGGCGTTGATCTGGCGGAGTTTGTGCAAAATGTGCGGGATGATTTGGTCGAATTAGGTATAAAACCACGCTTTCACTGCGTGCAGAATTTTGGAATTGAGTGCAAAATCGCCGAACATCAGGATGATTTTGCGAAATTAAGAGCTATGAGGGAGTTTAACCAAAATGATCGAGATTGAGTTAAAAGATAGTGAGCGCCAGCCTTGCGAAGTATGGACGCGCGTCATGGGCTATCATCGTCCGGTTGAGAGTTTTAACCGAGGCAAGAAGTCGGAATTTTATGCGCGTAAATGCTTCACTGAGGAAAAAGCGGTGGCTGGGTTGAATAACGGTTATTCAATGGCGGCTGAATAATATGACTTTTGATGAGAAACTCGTAATTTGCTATAAAATGATTGAGCATCTGAAATACAATCAAATGTATGATGATGTAAAGCAAGAAATTGCGTTATTGATTTGGGAAAACCAAGAAAATGATGATTTGAAAGGCATTGTCATGATTGCCGGAAAACGCATTTTCGGAGGCGAAAAAAAGCATAAGATCGTCAGGGTGTCGAATGTTCGTATGCAAAACGGTGAAGAAATTGAATTCGATCCGGTTGATGAGCGGACAGTCGAGCAAGGCGAAGTCAGGAAAAGTCCGGTAACAGATGAAATGCGCGAAACCGTGGCCAAGATGGCAGAGTGCAACGATTTGATTAAACGGATTTTCAAACGCAAAAAAATCAGTAATATTCAAATAAATATGGCAAATTACGGGTTTTCTGCATCAATTAAAAATTTTCAAAAACAATGTTTCAATGGGATGTTAAAAAATGTCAGAACAAACACAAATGTCTAAAATCAATGATTTACTTTTCAAACAAATTGAGCGTATTTCGAACGAAAACGAAATCAAAGATGATAAGTTAAACGATGAAATTGAGCGTTCAAAGGCGATGGCCTTGCTGGCGAGCCAATATATTGCCGGTGAAACATTGGAAATGAAAAAAGAGCTGATGTGCCAGCAGATTGGAAAAACGAACGTCTCAGGATATTTGACCAAGGAATAAAGGCCAATGCTTCATTTTCAGCCGGAAGTCTATGAGTTTGTTAAACAGCATCCGAAGATGAAAACAACGGAATTATGCTGTTTACTCAATAAAACATTCGGATTAAATCTGAAACGTAGTCGCGTTTGGGAATGGCAGCAAAAATATGTCAAAGGCGGATATAAGAAGAAAAACAAACCGACATGGTCGGCTTTGCCGGTTGGCACGGAATTCAAAAGAGGCGCTCAGGGATATATTGTCGTCCGGACAGAAACCGGAGCCAAGCCAAAGCATCATATAATCTGGGAAAAGGACCATGATCCTATAAAACCGGATGAAGTGCTTATTTTTTTGGATGGAAACCGCGAGAATTTTGACATTGATAATTTGTTTCTGACAAAGCGCCGGTATTTGAGCGTTATCAATAGGATCCTGAAAGACAAGAATGTTTCGGCGGAAACAAGGAAAACGGCGATAAATCTTGCCATTTTGAAAGTCACTATTTCCGACAAGGAAATCGTTGCCAAGGCACGCAAAAAAGGCGCTCAGATTATAACAAAGTTACAAAAAAAGGTGCTGGATCTGCATTTGCAAGGATTGAGCAACTTCGATATTGCCACAAAATTAAAGTGCGACACGAGCGTAGTTTCGAAAGCAGTCAGAAAATATCAACTCGGATATTATAATAATGTTTACGCTTCCGCCTCAGGTGACCGGTGAGCGCCATTTTTTCAAAAATCGGTAAATTATTCATAAAAAATAAATTCGCGTTTGTAGCGTCAAAAAAACGGCATAGAGAATCGGGTGTTTTGCTGCACACATTCATTCTGACTTTATTCTGAAAGCCGATGCTAAGTGATTGAATCTGCGCGAGTCATTTTTGTTTAAAAAGTCAGAATAAAAAATCAGCCCAAAAGGGCTGAAAGTGGCGGAGCGTATAGGACTCGAACCTATGCAGCCTTTTAAGGGGCTGACGGATTAGCAATCCGAAGTAATGGACACTTAACATATTGAAAATAAAATATTTTTTGTTCTCATTCTGACTTTTTTTCTGGTGTCATTCTGACTTTTTGACTTTTTAACGGAACATTATTTGAACGCTTTTCGGCCTCAAGGCGCTGCTGCAAAGCATGCAAACTGAGCTGTTCGGAATTGCCTTTATAAACGCGGTTGAAGATCTGCTCGTTGGTGTGTCCGGTCAATGAAATCACGGCAGATGTATTGACGCCAGCCTCAGCGTATGCAGTGCTGCCGGCATGGCGTAAAAGTCGGAAAGTATAATCAAAGCCGCATGCATCATTGATTTTTTTGAAGATATGGCCAAAAACATTGACATCGTACGGCTTCCCATGCTTATTGCAGATAATATAATCGGTTTTGTTAAGAATTTCATCAAGCAATTCAGGCGGCACCGGCACATGGACATTGGCACCGGTTTTATTTTGAACGATATTAAAAAAGTAATATCCGTCTTTTTGATAAAGGTCTTTTTTGCGGAGTTTCAGCACATCGGCAGGACGTTGGCAAATGTAAAAATTAAGTGCAATCGCAAGCGCGGCATTTCTGAGATCCAATTCATTGGCTTTTTCAATTAAGGCTTGGATGTGTTCTGCCGGAATAAAGCGTTTTTTAGGCCGCACATTTTTGATGCGCATATTTTCAAAAGGATTTTGCCGTGTCAAAATTTCTTTACGCATGCCGAAATTGTAAACAAGGCGCAAAATGGAAATACAATACTTGGCCCAGCGTTCGCGATAACTTTCAATAAAACGCTGATAAAGCTTATAAGCGGAGTCGCTGTCAAATAAATCAAGCGGAATGTCTTTTAATTTTTGGCCGGATTTGTTTTCCTTTTGGCAGATTAAGTCATAAACCCGTGAATAATCCTTTTTTGTGCGCTCGGATAACTCTATATAAAACCGGCTTTGAATGTATAGAGACCATAAAAAACCGAAAGATTTAGTTTCAATGTTTTCTTCAATCTTTTTATAGGCTTTGAGTTTTTCATATAGTTCAAGCGCTTTTTGACATGCCTTGATGTAATCCGTGCCTAATGGCTGAGATTTAACAAGGCAGCCTGCAGGGATCAGGCGAGCCGGAATATTGAAATAATATGCCGTTTCACCGTTTGCAAGCCGTTTATATGTCAAATAAGGTATGCGCATGTTAAAAACAAAAATCCAAGTCTGTTGCTATATTATTGTTTGCAGGGTTAAAATCTTGTTTAATCCGGTAAAGTTTTACGCGTTTTGATAAATTCTTAATATCAAGAGTGCCGCGTTTTACCATCGCATTTAAGGTCCGATAATCACCGGATTTTGATTTTAAACCAAATTCTTTTTTCATCTGCTCGCCGTTGAGCCATTCTTCAGTTTTCATGTTTCACCTCCCGAATTTGAGCATCTGGATCAATCCAGTATCCTTTGAAATAATTGCCGTAAACAAGTCCTTTTATGACCAAATAGATGATGGCCTGCCTTTTGTGCCGGTATTCTTTGACCTTTTCGCCTTTTATCCATACTTCATAAGTCATTTTTTTACTCCATACGGTCTATAACTCCACGCAAAAAACTTTTCTTTATCGCATAAATCCTTAAACCACTGTTCAAGAAACAAGCCCTTTTCCGCTTTGGATAAATCAACCGTCCACCAGTCATTTTTGCCGTTGCGGTCTTTTTTGACAAGCCAAACGGTCCTATTAAAATCCGGCATTTCTGCTGTATCGTGAAAATCGTTCACTTTAAGGCCTCCATTATTTCATCAATAAGATCATGACTAAAGTAATCGACAAGCGAAGCGCCGTTTTTTCTATCGACAAGCTCATCAATCATGTATCCGATGATTTTTTTGAGGTTGTCGTTTTCTTCTCTTGTGTGATTTACTGTTTTTAACATTATATTCCATTCTTCTGGCGTATATGAATATTGCATTTTTTCTAATTTGGATAAACGCTCTTGCGCTTGTTTCCATTCTACATAATCAGGCACTTCGGCAAGGACTTCTTTCACAAGATCTTTTTCATTATCGCAAAATCCTTTGAATTCTTTGCAATATCTGACTTTCTCTATCACATTATACTTATTTACGACATAATATTCATCGTTTGGTAGCTCGCCTTTGTGCCATTGCGAGGTTAAATCCCCTTTTTGCGAGCCGTTGCGAGGTAATTGCGAGGTGCATTCGCCACTTGCGCAATATTCGTCTGTATAATTGCAGTTTTTACAATCAGTCATTTCAACACCTCATTTATTTTGTTTAAGAGCTTTTTAGCTTGTTCGCGATAATGGCTTGGTTTGCTGTTATCTTCATATTTTTGAGTGTCAATATAAACGTAAACAAGAGCATCTTTCAGCAACTCAATGAGTTCGGCTTCCTTTTCTTTCAATTTCTGGATCCGCATGTCTTTGATTTGAAGCTGATCGCGCAGCTCAAAGGCTGACACTTGCTCAAGAAGTTGCAATTTTTTATTTGCAATGTTTTCTGCAACATTTTCGGTTTTTTGCAATGTTTCAGTCATTGCTTTGCTCCTTTTCTTTTTCATAAAATTTAGCGCGAAAACGCTGATATAAATGATTGTTAACTTCTTCAAGTAATGTGCATAATACAACAAACGCAATGCACGAAAAGAAACTAACCCAAAAAATTCCCCATGTTGTCATTTTTCCCTCTCTTCTACTTTATGTTTCCCGAAATAGCAGCCCTCGCATTCCGCATAACCAAAACCGTTTTTTGTGTGAACATGGCGCGATGTGAACATATCGCCGAATTTAAACTTTTTGCCGCATATACAGCAGGCAACTTCCTTTTCCATGTCATCCTCATAGCAGCTTGCGCCCTCCGGCAATTCATACGGAACATATTGATGTTTTGCCTCAATCCAAATTTCTGCTTTCATTTTCTTGTCCTTTTAATATTTTCAATATTCTTGTGCCATCGTCATTGTAAAAGTAATTTACCGGCGCATCTGTCATGTCTTCCGGAGTAAATTTTCGGCCCAAAAACTTTTCACCGCATTTTTTGCAAATGATACGATGCGGACTTAATATCCCTTTGTCGCAAATTTCTTTCCAGACCTTATCTTTCAGCATGTAATAATCCAGCGGATCATCAAAAACGCTTTTGCCGCATGTGTTGCAATATAAGCCGTGCGGATTGTCTTCTGTCTCAAAAATATCGGTGATGCTGCATTTTGACTTGCCAATGTAGGTGAATTCATGACAAGAAAAATAGGCTCTGACATACGTTACCAACACAACACGATGCAAGTTTTCCGGATAACGGCATTTCATTCTTAAAAAATGCAAATATTTTTCCGTCACTTGGAATAAAAACAGTTTTCTGCCGTTTCTATCCAGCCAAATATCGCCAATCCAAGGTGTTTTTTCTTTACTCATAAGCTTCCCACCCGTTCAAGTTGTTGTTTCCAATACATGAAGTTTTTATCCTCAATTGGTTTGTCTTCCGGATAATATTCCGCCCTGTCAAGCCACTCTTTATAACATTTCGGGCAG